TATAATAAACTAAAAGAAAAGGGGTGAGTTGCCCCACCCCAATTCGTGTCTCTCATAACTTCTGAGAAACTATGCGCCGGGCGAACCGAAGATGCCCAGAGGATCAGACACACCGAACGAATAACGCTCACGGGCTTTGTAGCGGCTGTTGCCAGTATCAAAGTCAGCATCCATCGAAGTAGCCATTGGGCTACGTGTGAAATGCTTCAAACCGTTTGGAACGTCAGTCATCAAGAACCACGCGTTGGAATCAGTCAAGTAGTGGTTGATGGTGTAACCTTCGGGGATTGACCCGTTGTTACGTAGTGCGTTGATGTCGTTGTCCGCTGTGCCAACACGACCTTCAGTATCCAACAAGCGAGTTGCAACGAATTGCAGTGCTGGCGGGATAACCAATTTGCGTGGTTTAGCAGCGATCAACAAGCTGCGCTCGTCTGTCCAAGCCGAAATCTGAATAACAGCCGCTTCAAGAGAAGTTTCGTTAAGGTCAGCCGCGACAGCAGGACGGTTCGAGTTGGTGCCACCAGAAACAAGTGGGTGTGCAGTGGAGCAAAGAGTAACTCCGTCACCGTAAGTGGTGCCTGCTGCAAACGCATTGTTTAGGATAGCAGCAGCTTTAACCTGCTTGGTGTACGCCATAGCACGAGCCAACGCTTTAGTATAACGTGATGACAATGAGTCATACAGGTTATCCTCAATAGCTTCCTCAGTAATTGAGAAACCCATTGCGACGGTTTCGTGTGTATAGCGAGCACTCCATGCTTCCTGAGCATTGTCATATTCGATGGCAGAGCCTTCGTTTTTAACAGGTGCTGCTGAGAAGCCCGATAATTTTGTTTCTTCCTCAAAGGAGCGATCCGATGATTCAGTTTCAAAAATTTCGGCGTGCTCTTCACCATATTTTGCGTATTCCATTCCAAACAATGCGTTCAGGCCGGGGAGCAGCTCTTTAAGTAGCTGGGCGCGTGAAATTGCCATGAGTTATTCTCCTTATACGCCGGTTGCATTTTGATACTGGTGCATACCCCAGTTGAACTTAACAATCAGCTCGACATAGGTGTCTGCGGCTGATGCTGTCTCTGTAACCACGTCAATAACGCGAATTGGCAGAGTGTTCGTAGTGGCTGCTGAACTTGAAAGTACGGCGACCTTCGAGTTACCAGACTGGGTGGAACCCGCGTTCTGAACGAGCGACATGTTGTTACCTACAACAGTGCGACCTACGCCAGCAATTACAGTTGTGCCAGAAACGACAGCAACTTTATAAAGCTGGTCAGGATCGTCTGCTACATAGGCGACAATATCGCTTGCTACAGTATTTGCAGGGAAATATTGGCTGTACAGTTCATAACCCAAGTTAGGGTCAGTGTAACGGCAACCAAGAAATACACCCACGGGTGTTGCGGTTGTAGTGCCCGCATCTTTTTCGAGCGTGCCGCTAGAGACTATTTTCACAAGGTCTCCGTTAAGAAGATTTGTGTCATATGCCGAAGCGATAGGGATTTGACGAGTTGCCCCCGCAAACACCTGCCCGCCGATCAAATTGACCGGTTTCAGTCCGTACGGACCGGAAACAGTAGGATAAGCCATTTTAAGCTCCTAAGATTAAGTTCCTTTACCGAAAGTAACCTTCGTCTTCCGTTCATTGAACAGGGGCATACGAGGATCATTTTCTCTCATAAGGTTGTTGTCAACAGAGTTCATTTGTGCCGAGGCTTGAGCAGCGTAGTATTGGTTGCGCTCCTCGACCAACTCCTTTGGAGCCTTGCAGAGCATTAAACCACCGATGACTACGTTGTCTTTGAAGCGCTCTTGCTCAATCGCAACCATAATAATCTCTGGGTGATCTGTTGCCTTTACGGGCTCCCAACCTTCACGTAATTTCGAGGAAACGTTAGTGGCGTCTACTTGTCCCTGCGTGCTAACGCGGACCCAGTGATAGTCGTATCCAGCCTCGGGATTGGGAGATGGTAGCACCTCCGGTCTCTGCCAAGACCTCTTGCGAACCGTACGTTCACGGGTTTCAAGTTCGCGATCAATGCGATTTTCAGCCATTTGATTTCCTCATATCTATTGCAACCTGTCTGGCGTATTGTTCGGGTGTCAATCCTAACCGTTTAGCAATCTGGACCTGTGTGCGTGTCAACGTCACTTTTCGGGGTGCTGTACTCCGCGTTGCGGGAGCGACCACCTGAGCCTTTCGCTTCGGTTCGGCTTCCTCGAAATTATCGGGGAAGACCTGACGCATACGAGAGTTAATCGTCTCGTAGTATTCATCACTCTGCGGGCTTACGCCCTGTTTGACAAGTTTGTTGTGCAACCCCAGCGCCAAACTTGTCATTTCATCGTCGGCCCCAAACCACTTATTAGCTTTTTGCCAATCGGCGGCTCGTTGATCGACCTGTACTGCTGGAGCGGTCTGTTCTACTGGCCTTTGTACAGGAGTTTCTGTTTCCTGTAAAGCCGGTAATTTGAAGTTTGCTAGTCTATCGGACTTTAACTTAGCATTCGTTAGTCTTTCTTGTGCATTGAGGACCGCATCTGAGTCACCGGACTCATACGCCTCTTTATATGCACGTTTAGCGGCTTCCGTCTCAACGGCGGCATTCTTCTTAGCTTGGTCAAGAAGCGCTGTTTGATTTTTGTTGACGTTGCCTTTTAGCTTTTTGTTTTCCTCAACAAGCTGTTGAGCAAGGCGTTCAAGCTCTTGACGTTCCCGTAGTGCTTCCTCTTTAGCGCGACGTTCGTCATGGTAGCCTTTGCTAAAGTGCTGGATGCGTTTGCGAACTTTATCAGAATATTCTTCAAGTTCTTCATCGGTAACGTCATTAGGTGGCTCAGACGGTTTACGATTTCGGTCCGCTTTTGGCGTGTCATCGACGATTTCGACTTCATAATCCTCTTCGTCAGAATCCACCACACTTGCAGGTTTATCTTTTTTACCCGCAGGGCTTGTGAAATCTTCTTTAGTCTTTTTACCGGAAATATCAATTTCAACTGCGCCGGACCCCTCGATTTCTAATTTCTCGTTATCGTCGTCTGAGAACTCAAATTCTATCTTTTGAAATGCCATGATTATGCCCTCTGAATGCCGCTAGGATCAGCCACAACGGCCTCTACGGAGTCATCGTTCATAAGACGGTATTCGATTCCCCCAATGGTAAATCGTGTCCCTGAGTTCATGCGGAACATGACGTAATCACCTTCTTTACACCACGGACCATCTGGAAACCGTTCTTTGTCTCCGTATGCCCCCGCACCCATATCAACAACCAAACCAATGATAGACATGATGTGGTCTTGAGTTTTGGCCGCTTCAGTTTTTAAGATAGATGTCCCTACCACGGTTTCGCGTGGCTGCGGTAGCGCTACAAGAATGCGATAGCCTGCGGGTCTTGGTAGCTGTAAGTCTAGTTCAGCGTTGCTGATTTCAACTGGTTCTTCAGTCATCATCGTTTTCCATATAATTCTTCGCGAGGTCTTCCATGTAAGATTTGCTGGTTTCGAGACCCCGAATTAAACCAACAACTTCCCTGTAATTCGCGTAATCTTTAGGCGACCCCGCAGTCAGGAAACTCTTTGCTGACGAGATACTCTCGTCGATTCTATCGTTCAGCACGTCAAAGACGGTTTTTGCCATCGTTATTTCTCACCTTTTGGCCCTTGTTGCGTTTGCATCATTCTTGCAAGTTCTAAGTCGAGCTTGTTGTCCTCGACACGCTTCGCTGTAGCGTCCCGAACCCCTTGCCGCTTTGCGTCAATAGCCAGCTCGGCTTTGTCAATGTTGATCTGCTCGGAAGCTATCTTCGCGTCGATCATCATCTTCTGCTGCTTCATCTTCATTTCAGCTTGCTTGATCTGCGCATCTGCTTGGTCGTTCGCAGCCTTGCGTTGCTGTTCGGCTTGTTTAATCTGCAGCTCGGCCTGTTTCATCTGGATGATCGGGTCTTGCTGTTGTTGCTGCGCCTGCTGTTGTGCGGCTTGTTGCTGGTTCGCTTGCTGTAGCTGCTTGCCTGCATCGGCCACCAGACGAGATAGTTGTACTTCAACTTCTTCTGGCAGTTCTTCGTTTGGTGACGGTAGCGATACACCCAGTTTCTCTTCAATTTTCTGGCGGTATGAGAACCCAAGGTGCTCGGCAATGTGTGCCTGTAGTGAGGCCATAATCTGTTTAGCTTGCGGATTCTGCCCGATCATCTGGGCTATCATCGGGTCTTGCATGAACGAAGTATGGGTCGTGATATGCGCTTCGTGGTCTTGGTAGATAAACGCTTTCATCGGTTTACCAATCAGGGCGTCCATGTTCTCGCTGATCGGATCAGTCGGTCTCGCATCGTCTTTAGTTGGCACGAGCTTGTCCGCGTTCTTCACACCCAACACTTCTATCATCTGCCGATGTAACTGTGGCAGGTCATATATCTGCGGTGCTTGTGCGGACATCTGGAGAACGGCTTGGTACTGTACAACGCGCTGTGCCATCGTAGAGCTGTTAGGGTCGCTCACAGGGATCACATCGACCATCATGTAGTCTGACTGCTTGGCACTCACTTCACCCCTGTAGGGGATGTATGCGTACTCTGTGGGGGCATACTCAGCCATGATGGCCTTGAGGAGTTTAAACTCCTGCTTCATCGCATAGTGCACGCGTGCTTGCACCGCAGCCATAGGCTTCAGTGTGCGCTCCAGAAGCGCCAACGTGGTTCCTACAGGAGCGTTAGCCGACATATCAGAGATGTTCATGTCACTGATCGCACCCAATCTGCGACCTTCGGTCGTAATCTGGTTCAGAAGGGCGAGTAGGGTCTGGCTAGGCTCCTTGTAGGGTAAGGGCATAATGTTGTCACGGATAGACCCTGACGGCACATCTACGTCCTTAAATTCTCCGGGGCTAATCGGAGTATCGTCCCCCTTGATACGTAGTCCACGGGACTTTAGCCCTCCCGGGAGGTTGGAGAGTGTACCAGCATCGACAAGCTGACGTATCAAGGAAGTTCCGGCACGGGCGTACCCACCAATAATGTGGATTAATCCAAGGCCATAAAAGCCAAACCCGGGCACATATACATAGTGTACGAAGTGTTGACGCTTGAGTGTAAGCGGGTCGTCTTCTTCGTAGTTCCTGCGGATTGACAGTACCTCACCACTACCGCGCTCGATAGTAACCACGTAGGGTTTTGCAAGGTCGTCCTCATCGTCAACGCCTTCAATCACGAGGTCTGCGTGAATCTCGTAGAGGGCGTAACGGTTGTCGTCAGTCAGAGAATACCCACCTTCTTCGGCTTTTTTCTCTTCAATATCAGTATGATAGGGCTCTGGCTCCCCGAGGTCTACGTCACGGTAGAATCCAGCCGCTTGGAGCTTCTTCAGCTCGTTCTTTGTCTTGCGCATTACGTGCGTTACACGCTCTGCAGCCTCGATATTTGACGCCCCATAGGGCACAATTACGTCTTCTGCGGAGATATAAATAGCAACTTGACGGCCTAAATTAGGGTCAAAATAGACCTTTTTGAACGCCGAACCCGCCAAACCAAGGCTGTAAAGCATACGCTCATGCTCAGGGCGGTACTCAACCATGTTCTCAGTGAGCTCATAGTTCATGTCTGCCTTGACACGATTAGCGGCTTCTTCCTTCTCAGGGGTCTCTATACCAAGAATCTTCACGCGCACTGGCCCTGCAGCAGGGAAAGTCTCGCTCATAGTCTCAGCTTGGAACCGGATAGCTGCTTCAGCGAGGATCGTAGAGTTAACACCACAGGCACCTTCCCATGGGTCTGTACGTTCCTCATACTTGAAGCCGATTACGTCCAGACCCTTGACAAAGGTATCTGCCCAATCTTTACGGGCTTCTATGTCAGCCTGTACCTGCCCCACGAGATCGTTTGACAGCGAGGTTAAATCCCCCTCGTCCAGCATCTCTGCTAAGTTCGCACCGAACTCTGAAAAGTCCATCTCGTCGCCGGGGATGATGGTTATCTCCATACTACCGTCGTCAAGTGTCACAGATTCAGGATCAACAATCTCGATCTCTAGTTCACCCCCGCCCAGCTCACCCTCCTCAAAGTCACCCTCAAGGCCCATTGGCGCTGCGTATAGTCCTTTTTCAATAGCCATGGCTAAATCCTCTAATAATATCCGCCTCGCCGTTGCTTAAAGAACCGCTCTTCTTCAGGTTCATCGGTAGGCAATCGAATAAACCCTCCTTGCCGAAAGCGCATAAGAGCCATCACCGTGGAGTCTACGAGGTCATCATGACTCATAAATGGAAATCCTGCAATCTCTTCGACCAACTCTTCCGCCCAGCGCGTCTGCGGCACCCAGCAAATTCCGGATGCAACGATGTCTGCAACAGAGTTGAGTCTCGCTAACTTATCTCCCGACCCACGGTGTGGCGTGTACTCAGACACAGGTAAACCCATTCGATGTACTCAGACACAGGTAAACCCATTCGGCGCATTTCTTGGTACAGGGCCGTACCCGAGCTTTTCTTCTCCACAATGAACGAGTCTGGTTCCCAGTCTCGGTACTCTTCCATTGCAAGTTGTTTAAGTTCTGGGAACTCCATACGCTGTTTTATACTATTTAACAATATAATATTGTAAGCGTTGGTCTCATCGTTCATAAAAACACCCCATGTGGTAAGGGCTGTATAGTCTGCACGGTTGTGTTTCTCGGCTGCGGCGTCAAGCGACATGATAATATATTCGCAGGAGGGAGGCTCATCCTTGGTCCACTCGTTCCACCACTCACGTTTAACAAGCGCGGCTTCCTCAGTTGTAGGCTGCTGCTGATACTGTGAGTTCCACTGGAACACAGGCATTGACGCTTTGGTTCTGAGGAGGGCTTCAAGGTCAAAGAACTCTGGCCAAAGTGGTTTTTGGACAAACGCAGTGGTGCCCGTCTCAGGGTCTTCCCGCTCAACGTCTAAAATTGCTGGAAATTCAACAACTTCGTACTGATCCGAGCGCTCGTTCTTAGCCATATCTCGGGTAACCCTACCCGTCAGATCATCGAGGTGCCACCGTGTCTGGATGATAGCTACCCGCCCTCCGGGCATCAAACGTGTACGAGCACCGAAGGTAAACCACTCGTAAGCCTTCTCAAAGACCCCGAAGTTACCGTTGATTACGTCCTGCTCTGAATGAGGATCGTCAACCAATAGCAAGTCAGCGCCACGCCCAGCAAGAGCAGAGCCAATTCCGCACGCATAGTATTCTCCTCCTACGTTAGTGTTCCACCGACCCGCCGACTTGCTGTCCTGTGCAAGCGTAACAGTTGGAAACACAGACCTGTACGTGTCCGTAGCAATTATATTACGCACTTTACGCCCAAAGTCTACCGCGAGGTCCGTGGTGTGCGAAACCATCATGACCTTCTTGTTTGGGTTTCTGCCGAGGAACCATGCAGGGTAGAATATAGACACGAGCTGCGACTTACCGTGACGTGGTGGGATGTTAACACAAACCCGGTCCTTCTCTCCGCACTCAATAGCCATCAACATATCTGCTAGGATTCTATGGTGTCTACCAACGATGAAGTCGGGCATCATAAGCTGGCAAAAGGAGATTAAATCCTCATACGCAGCCTTATTTACGGTCCTAGAGTTCAGTTCATCGACCATACGGTCAATTTCTGCTATCTCCTCGTCGCTGAACGCGTCGATGTTCGCCAACATGATCTCAATATCGTCTTCAGAGAAATCAAGGAGGTCAGTCATCGTCGTCAAACCCAAATTCTTGGTCCGTACTGACCATACTACCCTCTATGACGCGGGCATCTTCTACTTCAGGTTGTGGATTTACAAGTCTTGCGAGCTTACCACGCAGTTTTTCCTTGAGATCATCCGTAGTTTGGTGGGTTATTGTCACTTCGGACTTCTCGGTGAACAACCCAACATCTGAAATCTTACCCAGAAGCTCAATCGCACGCATTCGCACGCGAGGATCAGGGTTTTCGGACTCCAGAATGAGCTTATTGGTTACAAGATTGCGAAGTTGTTTTGCCGATTCCACTACAGAATGGTTGAACTCTTCTAAGATGTTATGAGTAAGGCGAATAGAGGCAGGGGTTATCTTTGCTGCACGCTTGTTCGTGACCTTTTGGGACGTTCTATCTGGTGCACTCGCATACGCAGTGACTAACGTAGCAGCCACCTCCCTATCGTCGTCGTCCGGTTCTACCTCTAGGCCATGCGTTTCTAGTTCCGCGACGGTTTTAGCCAACGCAGCGGTACGCGCAGGGAGAGGTATGTTTAACACCTCGTTATCTAGGGGTACGCCAGTCTCAGGCATAAGCATCATTGTCATAATATATCGCAGGTTGTGAACCGATAACGTAATAATAGTATACAAAAAATTTTTTGACAAGCCTTTTGAAAAAGGGGGTGGGGGGTTTCAAAAAATACTGATTCGTTCGGGTAGACTAGTAATAAGGAGGGAAGCGCGGAGTCCCTTTGTGACGTTTGGGGGGTGGGGGTAGGGTACCCCTAAGCGATACCAGTTTTAGGGCAAGCTGCCCTAATTGTATTGCGTGCTATCGCGTGCATTTTAATTGTATTGCGTGCATTTTAATGTAGACATTGCCGCGCTAGTGCGATATAGATTGTTACAGGGAAGCAATCACGCAAGCCCTATTATTTCGGAGTAACATACTATGACAAAAACAAAAAACACAGTAACAGACTTTAAAGCTGAACTTGAAGCTGCTGGCATTAAGCTTGCGCCACTTTGTGGACACATCTCTAGCCTTGAAGCTGGCTCTATGCAATCGGTCAAAGCTAGCACGGGTGTGCTTGCGCTCACTTACGCTGTTATGTGGGGGGCTGGCATTCGCCCATCTGATTACATCACCCCAAAAAGCAAGGGTAGCACGGCGACAGCGGAACAGTGGGCGGATCGTTACGCGGTTGCGTCTATGCTATGCTACAGTCCTGCAGAGTTAGCCGAACTGGATGCGCCAATGGCTAAGGATGCAACCCTAGAACAGAAAGCCGCGCGCAAGGCATTGCAAGAGCGCAAGAAAGACTTGATGCGCACAATCAAGCGTGGCCTGACGACACAGGACAAGTTGCACAATCCCGAGGCTTACGAAGGTGATGGCGCGAACGAACGCAAAACTTCACTTGAAAAACTTGCGATTGCGTTCGGCACAATCGAAAAGATTGCGCAAGGTGAAGGGTTGCCTGAATGGTTCGACGTGCCAGAGTTTTGCGCCATCATTGCCGCGACGCGTAAAAAGTTTAAAATTCCTGCAGCGACAAAAAGCGTAGACGACTACATTTAAAAACTATAAGCCACCCTTCGGGGTGGCTTTTTTATGTCCAGATTTCCCCACGCCATTAGGGCATCTGCCCTAAAATCTGATACCAGTAATCTGAGTAGCGCCACGCATTACTTGTTGCAGGACAACGCACGTTGTGATAGTTTAGCACCACCACTCAATAAACTGCCTGACTAGGCCCGCTTCGGCGGGTCTTTTTTTATTAGGGCATCTGCCCTAAAGTTCTGATACCAGTAAGGAGAGTAGCTCAACGCATTACTTGTTGCAGGACAACGCACGTCATTAGGGCAACTGCCCTAAAGTTCTGATACCAGTAAGGAGAGTAGCTCAACGCCTGACACGTTATGTCATGTTCCAAACGGGTTTGCTCATTAGATGTTACCAGATGGCATTTAGGGCAACTGCCCGCAAGTTGGATACCAGTAAGGAGAGTAGCTCAACGCAGCTAAGTCATTGAAAACATTCAAATGTTCCGTATGTTCCATTCGTGTTCCGTAGAAAACAGGGGTTAAACCATTGAAAACATTCAAATGTTCCATTGTTCCATTATTTTTATATATATATATTCTTTTTATTGAGAGGGGTTTGATGAGGCTTGTTCCGCGATTAATCGTTCACAAATCCTCCTATATACCCAATGGAACATTTGAACATTGGAACATTCCTTTAAAATCAACAACTTAGATACCCCCACAACGTCACATACGTCCTTTTACAACCATACACCACCAAACAGCATTACTTGACAAACCCCGATAGTCATGCTATAATAGATTATGGGTTAGGGAGTTCTAACCCTGCAAAAGCAACTTTCGGGCATCTGCCCTAAAACCAATGGAGACCTACTATGCAACAAACAGTAATAGCGCAGGGCTGGGCGTGGGACGCAGCGACACGTACCCATTCAACCAAAGTCCGTTACGAGGCCGAGAACATTATCGAGGCTCAACAGTGGATCAAGCGCAACAGCCTCATGATGGAAGACCTCTGCATTGTCCGTCGCAACGACGACTTTATCCTCACTGCACTACTAGATGGTTTCGGGAAGCTTACGCAGGTGTCCGAATGAGAAAAGCACATTGTGTTGGCTGCGGTGAGCCATATGACATACGACGCAAGATTAATCTGGGTATCAACTTCTGCCTAGACTGTGGCGACTTCCAAGCAAAGGAACAGCGTGCAAGCTGGTGCATAGTGCCGCTCCCCAAGCAAGGCTATACCCGCGTCACAAATAAAACTGACCTACTCCACCTCAACCAGAAAACACGTTAGG